TTAATCGCGCCAGAGGCTGCTCAGTAGCTCATTGAACTTTCCGGAGGCCGCAAGTCCGGCGGCGCCGATCCCCTCGGCCTGAGCCAGCTTATTGCCGCTGATCAGATCTGCGTATTCCTTGTTGAGCGCGGCCAAGCGCCCGTCCGCGTCAAATCCCAGCCCCTGCTGCGCGGTCAGATAGCCCACGCGCCGGTCGTAGCGGTCGGCGTTATGCGCCCGGTCCGCATCGTACACGCTCGTCCCGAACGCTCGATCCGCCTCGAAGGCGTTGTTCGCGAACGCCCGGTCGGCCTCGAACGCGCGCGCCCCATAGTCCCGGTCCTCCGCAAATAGAGCGTTCATGTCGGCGCGGTCAGCATTCCACTGGCCCCGCTCACGATCGGCCCAGTCGTAATAGTCCTGCGCCGCCAGGTCTTGGCCGTAGCGCATCGCGCTCTTCATGGCCGCGCCGCTCTGCGTCAGCCCCTGCAGCGCCTTCTGCTCCATGATGGAGTCGAGCCCCTGCTTCAGTTGCGATTCATAGGCCGGGCTGCGCTGGTACATTCCAAGCGAGAGATCCATCGGCGCCATCGAGGAGCGCTGGTGCTCCGGCCTGGTCGGCGCGGTCGGCCGCTCGTAGATCGGTCGCTCTCCGCTCGTGGGGCCATAGGCGCTGACCGGAAAAGGATCTGCCGCGAGGCCGCTGCCTTCCCCGCCGTAGAGCAAGCCGTCGAGTTCGCCCGAAGCACGGCCGCCACGCTGCGACCATGGCTGCAACGCCTGCCGCCCCTGCTCAGCCAAGTGCATCGCCTGGCTGTTCGCCTCATCGCCGTAGCGTTGATAGGCGCGGACCTGATCCTGCGCGGCATTTCGTGCCGCGACGCCGCCCGCGGCGGAGGCGCCCAACTTCCACACGTTGCCGACGCCAAAGAGATTGCTGAGAAACTTCACGGCCTGCCTTTCAGGAGCTGGTGGTAAGGGGTGCTTCCGATCGGCCCCATCCGCCGACCCCGCCGATGCGCACCGCCAGGTGCATGAGCCGCCGCCGCCAGGCGGGTACGCCCACCACCTTCATCGCTTCCGCGAAGATCGCGTCGGCTTCGGCCCGGCTGTAGCGGCGCTCGGGCAGACGCCCGCCGTTCGCGTAGAGCCAGTCGTGGATGATGGCCGGCCGCGCCCAGGGGCCAAGCGGCGGGAACAGATTCCTCAAGCCGAAAGGGATGGAGGCGAAGTCTGTCTCAAAGCCGGCGGGCACGACGATGCGCTCGGCTGAGTCCGCGTCGGCGACGCGATACTCTAGCGGCTCCAGCAGGCGCACGATCTGGCGTCCGTCGCGGAAGCGTCCCGGCGCCTCCTCCACGCGGAATGCGCCCGTGATCCGGGCTGGCATTCAAGCCTCGTTCCGGCTGAGCGCGACGTCCGCACGCGCGAGCACGGGTCGACCGGTCGGATCGCAACCTGCAGGCCAACGGATGGCGACGCAACGATCCTTCGCCACGCGCGCAATGGTGACCGCGTCTGACTGGTTGCCGCCGAGCACATGGTATGCCGCATCGTCCTCGGCCTCGTAGAAGCCCACATGCCCGCCTCCGGGCCGCTGGAACACGAGCACGGCGCCGGGGACCGCCCGGTCCAGCGGTTGCCCCCAACCGCGCCAGCTCATGGCGCGAATGGCTAAAGGCGGCGTCGGCAGGCCTTCCGCCTCCACGCATTGCGCGATGAACAGGCCGCACCACGGCACATGGTCGCCCTCGTAGGCGACGCCCAACGCACGCGCCCCGAGGCGGCGCGCCCAGGCCATGATCGCCGGAGCGCTCTCCGGTCCGGCGCGTTCGCGTACGCCAAGGCAGTTGCGGGCCCTCCGCAGCCATGCGGGCGGGTTCGCCGGCTCTGCAGCCGGCGGAATGGCGTCTTTCGCCATGATCATCTCCAATGGTGGGTCGGACGGTTCAGCCGCCGCGACGCGGCGGGGCGGTGGGTCCGGCGGGCTCGCGCATCCAGCGCACCGAGGCGTTCAGGTCTCGAAGCTGCTCGATCCAGATCTCCTGGCGCTCGCTGATCTTTGCGAGCTCCAGCCGCAGCCCATCGATGCAGCCGACCTCCGCCTCCAAAGCCTTCACACGGGCGTTCAGGGCGCCCCAGGCGACGAGATGCGCCGCGAGATTGAACAGGAGCGTCGCCGCGAGACCGGCGAGCGAAATCCAGGTGGCGAAACTCACGACGTCACCGGCTCGGGATAGCCGTAGAGAGCCCAGGCGAGGCTGGCGGTCCCTCCCGGCGACAAGATCCGGACGTGCGTCGCGGGCATGCTGTTGTCGCTGAACCGTCCGGCGATCACGTACTCTGCGAAGGCGGCGCCGTCGCCGCCGGCGCCGCGCCCGAAGACGACGCACTGCTTGGCATGGACGTAGGCGACAAAGTGGGCGGACCCATGGATCATCGGGCTGGTCAGGGCGACGCCGCCTTGGCTCGCCAACGCGCCGTCATACGCTGTCTGCCAGCTGAAGCCGTTGTTGTAGCTGCCTTGCAGGGCGAGCTGACCGGGCGTGGACCCATCTACGGGTCCGACGCTCCAGACGGCGGCTTCCAGTTGGAACCGTGCGTAGCCCTCAGGCAAGGCCAGGACCAGGCCCGTTCCTGAGGAGACGGTTCCCAGGCCGCCAGCGAGGCGAAGGGGTCCAACCAGCTTCCCGCCGCGCGCCGAGAGGTCACCCGTCGCGCGGACCGCCTTCGCGTCGAGCGCTATCTCGTCGCCCTGACCGCCGGCCCAGCCTCCGAGCCGCACGCTGCCGCCGCTCTCGTCGCCCACGCCGTCGCCGACCTCCAGCTGAACCCTTCCGCCCGACCCGGTGATCTTCAGCCGCCCATCGGGCCCGTAGTCCCGTGTCAGCACCTGCGGGTCCTCGCCGAGCAGCCGCACGTCGTCCATCTCGACGACGGGCGCGTAGTCCTGGTCCGTCAGACGCACGCGAAACTCGGACAGGTCGGCGGCCCACATGGGCGGAAACCGCCCCGCCGCGTCCGCAGCCACGGGGTTGGAGCACGGCGTCGTCAGCGTCTCGTCGGTGTAGCTCGTCTTGGGGGTGGAGGTGCCGGCCGCGAAGGTGAAGAGCCTCGCGAAGGGAATGGGATCACCGTTGGCGTCCAGCGCGGGGTTGAACGGCGGCAGCAGTCGTCCGGCCATCGGTCGCCTCATGAAAAAGCCCGCTGGACCGGGGTCCTGCGGGCGTGCTGTTGGGTTGGATCTGCGCGCCTCGGCGCCCATCTGTTGAGTCGGTTCAAGGGCGATCCATGTCTGACTTCCCGCGCCTATCGACTCTGAAGACCGGGCTCACCAGCCGCTGCCCACGCTGTGGCAAGGGCCCGCTGTTCAAGGGCTTCCTCAACATTCGCGAGAGCTGCCCGGCCTGCGGACTGAACTATGGCTTCGCCGATCCGGCCGACGGGCCAGCCTTCTTCGTCATGTCCGGCGTCGGTATCCTGATCATGGCGCTCTTCGCCGTCGTTGAGGTGCTCTACCGCCCCCCGCTGCCGTTCCACTTCCTCGTGACGCTCCCGCTGTTCGTCGTCGCGTGCCTCGGCACGCTGCGCCCGACAAAGGCGTGGCTGGTAAGTGAGCAGTATGTCCACAAGGCGGAGGAGGCCCGGTTCGAGCACACGGGTCGCCACGGCCCGTTCTAGGTTCAGGTAAGGGTAAGGATCGCGCTGCGCTCCGCGCCGTCGCTGCCGGTCAGCCGGACCGCGACCTGAGTGTCGTTCAGCACTTCCAGGCGCACGCTGCCGCCGCCCAACGCCTTCCGCAGGACCTCCTCGCGCAGCTGCATTCGCTGCCACGCGTCCCGCCAGGGCCGCGTCAGTCGTCCACCCGCATCAACGGCGGCCACGTCGGGCCGCGGCATCTCTCCGCTCATGCGGCGTCCTCGTTCAGAAGAGCGGCCGCGAATGAGACGCGCACTGGGTCGGTGACGCGGAACTCGAACAGCCGGCCGCCTCTGATCCGACCGAGCCGAGTCCAGCGTGGACGCGCGCCATAATCGCCCAGCCGGCCAAGTCCGCGCGGCTCCCAGTCGCTCCATGTCCGCCCGTCGTCGTCGCTGTAGCGGAGCTCCGCCACCGCCTCATCCGTCTCCGGCGCGCGGTCCACGCCGCACACCAGAGCCACGCTGCTGCAGTCGATGCTCCCCTGCGCCTGCACGAACGCGCTGACCGTCCGCTCCAACGGCTCACCCCCGTCCGTCGACGCCTCGGGATCCAGCCGGAACACCCGGCCGCTGACCGCGTCCCCGATGAAGGCCGTGGCCCCCACCATCGCGCAGGTCGAGCCGCGGAAATGACTGCGGCCATGGCTCGCCCACTCCGCCCATGCGCCGGTCGTCAGGTCGAACGCCATGGTGCCCTGCCCCGGCGCCGTCAGCACATACAGATCATGGCCGTCGACGGAGCAGGCGAATGCGCTTATCGCGTCGCGCGCCGTGCACGCCCGCAGCATCTGCTCGACCGTGTGGTTCGACACCCGCTCCGGCACGCCGGCTGCGCGATAGACCTTCAGGTCGTCTCCGACGAACAGCACCGTGCCGTCGATGGGGGCGATCGAGCTCTGGGACGCACAGCCGCGGGCGTAGGTCTGGCCGGAGGCGCGCACCAGCGGCGCGTCCGGATCGCCGGACTGGATCCAGAACTCGGTCGAGGCCCGGCCGAACAGCACGGCTTGCCCACCCATCGCGACGCCGGCGACCGCCGCGTCCGGCTGGCTCTCGGCGGTGGCGAAGGCTAGGCCGTCGATGTCCTCGGCGTCTCCAAGCGCGGACCAGTACCAGAGGTCGTCACCCGCGATCAGATAGTAGAAGCGGCCTGCTAGGCAGAACACGTCCGATACAGCCTTGCCGTCCGGAAGCTCAACGCGCGCGAAGCTGGGAGTCCGTGTGACCCGCTGGCCCACGACGGTGCTGTTCGCCACCGTCTCCTTGATCTGGTAGCACCAGGCTTCTCCGCCGGCCGCCACCACCAGCTGGCGCTCGGACGCGGCGAATCGGGCCGGCCCGCCCAGCGGCACGCGGCCGATCGCCGTCTGCTCCATGTAGACGGTGTCCCCGGACACCGCGAACATCGCGCCGCCGAACACCCCATCCCGCTGAAAGCGCCCGCGGTCGGGTCCCTCGCCGACCGTATAGGCCAGCGTCAGGCCGGGGCGCGGCAGGCATGCGGCCTCCGTAGGGCCGCCAGGCGTCGCCTCGGCGTACAGGTTCTTCAGCCGAGCAGGCGGCAGGCCGAAGCCCGGCCGCGCCTGCGCGCTTGTCGCGAAACGGATCTGCACCACAGCTAGTACAGCGCCGTGATCGCCGTCGCCGTCGTTCCCGTCGCCCAGATGCGCCGCACCTGGTAGGCCTGCTGTACGCCGGCCGCGAGCGCGACCAGCGTCTCCTCCGATCCGTCGGCCATCGTAACCCGCACGTCGCCGGTCGTCCCCAGGTGCAGGAACCGACAAGGCCCATTCGGCAGGTCCGCCGCGTCATTGGGCGTGACTCGGTAAGCGCCCGCAGCGGGGCGGCTAAGGTGGTGCATGGTTGCTCCTTGGAGACTTTCAGGCGTCGCAGCTCTGGCTGCGGTCCACTTAAAGGACGGGGATCAAGCGCGCCTCTCGACGTCTGCTTCCCTGGACCTGCTTCTTTCAGCGCTGGTGTGCTTCGGATGCCGGCCCGGATCTTTATACAGCCGGGTAGGTCATCAGGAGCTCCGACTCTTCAAGTCGGCTCCCTGCCCGACTAGTGTTCACCTCTCGAGGCGATTGGCCAACTTTCAGGTGAATCCACCTGCGGAAGACCAGGTATGACTACACCTCTACTGACGTGAAAGCCGATCATATTCAGTTCGACACCGGGACCGAATATGTCTTCCGTTGCGCCAAGAAAATTGTTGGGGTTGAAGTACGGCGTTCCTCGCCACCAAAGATTATAGCCCTGCTCGTACAGCCAGCTTATCAGGGCGGGCGATTGCTCCGGCCTGTTGTTTTCGACGTGGATCATCGGCTTATGCTGCTGAAGTGTTTGAGCTGCACCCTTCAAGGCGTCGAGCTCCATCCCCTCAGCGTCGACCTTGATAACGTCGCACCGGAGCAAGGCCAGGTCGTCGACCATAATGACCGGCACATCGTCACCGGAGGTGAACGACCCAAGAGAGACACCGCCAAAATTAAACGAGCCCGCCGCCTCGTAGTCGATCCGGGGCGTTTTAATCGACCCCCTCAGGGCACCAGCGGCTACCTGGTGCACTTCAACATTCGTCAGGTTGTTCAGCGCAACGTTACCACTCAGTAGCTCGGCGATGCGCGCTTGTGGCTCAATGGCGATGACGCGCCCCTCAGGCCCGACCCTCTTCGCAAAAAAGACGGTGTGCGTCCCAATATTTGCGCCGATATCAATGACCGTCATGCCCGGCTGAATGACATCGCCGAGAAGCGTCAGTTCAAATTCCGAGAACTCTCCGTACAGCTCCAGCGAGCGGCCGATGAGGTCGTTGGCCAGGTACATCATCAGGCCGTGCCGGCACCGCTTGACCCTGAGTGTCGCGCAATTCGGCGCCGCGTTCATGCCCGTAACGATACCGTCTTTATGGTGTGATGGCCTAGTCTCGATGTCCGACGAGCCGGATAGCGCCCGACGCAAGGTTTGTGGTGGACGTGATCCGGATACCCTGGAGCCCCGTTGGCACGCTTGCATAGCGCCCGCCCAGGCTAGTGTTTGAGTTGATATTGATCCCGTAGAGCGTCAGACCGCGCGGTGAAGTGGATCGCGGGGCAGGCAAGAAAAATTGACCAGACCTCGCGTCACTTGAACCATCGGCCAAATGGATCATGTCGGCTTGGAAGCTAGTGGCATTGTGCCCGCTCACGTATGCACCGGCTGTTGAAACGAAACTTCCGCCGTCCTTGAACCGAGCACCGATGGGCGAGCTTGTGCTGGTGTTTACGGCGAGGAGGTGCAACTCGTAGGCCGTAAACTCCACGTCGACGATCATGTTCTCAAAGTCTACCTGAGGCACAGGCGACGAGATCGCCACCGTCTGCGTCACCCGCGTCGGCCGGCCCACGGTGAAGAACGTCGTTCCGGTGCACTGCACCCGGAAGCTCTCGCCTGGATAGACCTTGATCGCCGCACGCCCATTGATCGTCTCGGCGCCGCTGGGGTCGATCGTCCAGACCCCAGCTCCCGCATTGAGAACATGGAAGGCGAAGGTGGGCCCAAGGGTGGCGGCTCCGCTCAGGCTCAGCGTGTCCGAACCTGAAAGGATCAAGGTGATCGCCTGGTCCCCCGGAACCACGGTGTAGGCGCTGTGCTTCGCGGCGGAAGGTGACGAGGGGGCTCCAGAGACGGACGCCACGAATTGCGCCACCCGCAAGGGCGTCATCGCCCTGCTGTTGCTCGCGCCGGCCTCGGCTTCGGCCTGGGTGGCGACCGGCACGTCGATCGTCCGATTGGCCGCCAGGCTCCCGCCGCCTGTCGCCAGGCCGCTCCCGGAGATGATGCGCGCGCCAGGCACGCCACCCAGGTTGGCCAGCGCCGCTGACGCGCTCGCCACGTCCGACAGGTTGTTGGCTCCGATCAGGTCGCCCGCGCCCCGGATGTCGGTCGCCTGGGCGATCGCCGTCACCAGGCCCACGGGCCCCACATATTGCCCCGTCGCGGGCGGTTCGCCCTCCCCGCCATACCAGCCGACCAGTTGCTGCACGACGCGCGGCCCATCCGGCACATTGGCGTAGATCGGCGACCAGCCGTCGGGACCGCGCAGGCCGCGGCGGCTTGGAACGTTCACTTGCGTCGTCACAGGCGGAAGCTCCGGCTAGCGCTCAAGATCAGGAAGGCGGCTTCGACGCCGGCCCGCTGCGTGGGCGCGAGACGCGCCTTGATCTGGCTGCGGCCGCGCTCGGCCTGCGCCAGCAGGCCGGGGTCCAGCGCTGCGCCATATTCAGGGGCGATGGTCTGGGCCAGCAGCGCGGACAAGGCGCCGTCGAACGCCCCGTCCAGAGGCGAGGGATCGTTCAGCGTCAGTCGGCTCACCTCCACCCACAGCGCGCGATCGGCTCGATAGAGCCAGAAGCCGCGCGCCTCCCCATGCATGTCGACCAGCTGCACGCGGGCGCCGTTGCGGGGCGGGCGCGGCGGCGACGTTTCCTCGTCCCGCACCTGGTCCGGCAGGGTCACGGCGACGGCGTCTGGCGTGATCACTCGAACGCGCTCGTCCTCCCGCGCCGCATGGTCGGCTGAGATCTCCGCGTCACGCCAAGGCCCGCCGCCGCCGATCTCCGGCAGGGACAGGATCAGCGCTCGCAAGGCGTCGAGCGCATCGGCCGCGTCGCGCTCAGACGGCTCCCGCCCGGCAGGAACCGCGCGCACCAGCCTCAGCGCCCGCTTGACGATCTCGCGCACGGTCATGGCTCCTCCACTGCGATGATCACTGGAAAATCGACGGAGCGGATCCCGCTCGGCCCGCTCCGTCGCTGTGCTGGGCCTTGATCAGGCCGTGCCGGAGACCCGCACGCCTTGGCGCGCATCCAGCGTCTTCACGCCGTACAGCACGTCCCAGCGGTGCATGTGTGTGTCGTTCACGCCATCGCTGAAGCGCCAGTAGCGCAGCGCGATCCCCGTCTCCTTGTCGACGGCGAAGTCGCACTCGCCGCTATAGGGACGCACCAGCTTGGCCGACACCAGGCCGATCGCCTGGGGCGTCAGGACCAGGTTCTGCGGGTAGGCGGTGTTCGCCGCTCCCCACCAGCTTAGGCCGGCGCCGGCCGCCGGGACTGCCGAGACCGTCTGGTAGGCGCCGGAAACGATCATCGGACAGGCGATCGTCAGCGCGACTACGCCGGACGCGTTGGCGGTGACGTCCGCCAGCACGGTGAACGGCTGCAGATAATCCAGCACCGCCTTGGTGCGCGGGTTCACCGCGAACACGCCGGCGACGGTGAAGACGTCGCCGGCCTTCACCGTCGCGTTTGCGCCGACGCCCGTGACGTTCAGCGTCTGCTGATAGTTCAGCTTGACCGCATCGTAGGTCACCGCCTGCCCGGCGCCGTTCACCGTCCCGGCCGCTCGCGTGCCGGTCACGTGGTTCACCACCGACTGCGTCATGTACGGATCGACGCCGAGGATTGTCGGCAGCTTGGCCTTCGTCAGCGCGTCCTCCGCCACGCCATTTTGCGCGTAGAGGCCGATGAAGGCGCCGAGCAGACCATAGTTGTCGCTCGCCGACAGCAGGGCGAAGCGCCCCTTGGTCGGAATGGCCTGATTGTCCATCCGCTCCGGCGCCTTGGCGAAGTCCGCCGCGCTGTCGATCTTCTGGCCCGGGGTGCCGACCCAATTGGGCAGGTCGACATAGCGGCCGAGCACGGCGGAATCCACGTCCTGGGCCAGCACCGCCATGGCGGCGTCCAGCGTTTTCGACTTCAACAGGCTGTCGACGGTCAGCGTCTCCTCAATCGAGGTGAACTGCACGTCCACGCCGCGCTGGCGGTCGATCTTCACCGCCACCTCCCCTTCGACCACGTCCTGGGCCGAGGCGGTCGCCCCCTGTCGCACGGTGAACTCCGGCGGCCGCTTCACATAGACGGTGTCCCCCACCTTCTTGAACTCGTCCTTGAACTCACCTGTCACCTTGCGGGCGGCGACGAGGTTGTTCTTCAGCAGCGCAAGGCCGGCGTTGGCGTAGACCTTGGGCGAAAGCAGCGCGTTGGGCATGCGTCGGGGTTCCTTTGTGTCGTCAGGGATCTGGCTGGAGAAGTTCAGGGACCGCGCGACCGCCGCACAGGCGGTCAGGACCGGCGAAAAAGCGGGCCGCCGAACAGGCGGTCGCGGTCAGCGAGAAAGCCGGCCGCCGTACTGTCTTTCGAAGGCTTCGAAGTCGTCGGTGTCCGGGCCCACGCGAAAGCGGGCGGCGATCCCGCGCGCCTGCGGCGCGGGTTCCGGGGCGTCGGTCACGCGCTTGGCCGCCGGCAGCCCGCGCGCCAGGGCCGCCTCTAACTGGCCGATGGCCCGGACCTGCGCGATGGGATGCAGGCCGCTGATTTCGCGCGCGACGTCCGGATGATGCGCCAGCACATAGGCGACTTCGCCGCCGTGCTCGCTCGTCTTGATGGCGCTGGCCATCACGTCGCTGCAGGCCCAGGCGCCTCGGCGGCCGCCTTCCACCACCGTCTCGTAGAAGTCGGGACGATGCTCGGCGACAGCCTCCTGGCGAGCGTTCCACTCCGCATCCAACGCCTCGGCCGCGCGCGTGGCCGCGGCGCGCTCCTGCTGCTCGACCAGGGCGGCGCGGACGCGGGCTTCCACCAGGGCGTCCAGGTCGTCAGCCGGACCGTGCTCCGGCTCGAACGCTGGCGCCTGTAGGCTCGCCGCCTGCTCGCGCCAGTAGTCGCGCTCCCGCTCCGCATGCCGGCGCAGCCGCGTCGCCTCGTCGATCGGGTGCTGAGCGGAGGCCCGGCGGCGCACGGCTGCCGGCTCGTCAGCCGTTTCGTACCGTTCGGAGCCGGCAAGCCCCTCGTCTACGGACACTTCGGACAGTGCGGAGGCTTCGTCCGGGGCGTATGCCCCGTCGATCAGGTCGGTCAT